TGCTAACATGTGTACGTGTTCAACTCACCCACCTGAATAATCAGGTGGTAGCTATAGGCTACGGCAGGTCCATTTATCCTGCATTATCCATTTGGAGGGTTAGGGAAATTAGTTTCCAACTCTACCTTTATGTAGATTCACTTGGGAGTCTCCCCGATCTAGTCGGGATTACCAAGTGTTGGGGGCTCGTTCGTCAAGTTAACGAAGAGGAGCCCTAGCATTTCTCCCCCAAAGAGGGAACGGCCTTCAGAGTCCTTATGTCAGACTCGGGAGTACCTGGCTGATTACCAAATCAGCCCCGGCTCCCGCAACAAGTGTGTTGGTGAAGGTGATTACCGATCCTACCACGGCGTCGAGCGCAATCTGCTGGATCATAGAAGCAGTGCCCGAACCCGCCACATTTTGCCCAGTACCACTAGGGAAGTAATTTGTTAACAAAGCTCCCCCCCCATTTAATGTGGGTAGACTCGCCTGAGTCCCTGTGGTACCTTGCACACCGTACGCGAGAACGAATCTCCCCGGTAATGCAAAGGTGAGTACCTCACCGGCAATATTTACGATAGTAGACGATCCAGCCTGTTGTACTGGTACCGCCCCTAGCATATTTGCTGTGGTCGGCGCAGCTGATTTGACATGCTGCGATAGAAGCGGAGCGCCGCCCGCTGGAGGGAGTTGAGGAGTAAAGAACTCAATATCATACTCAACCCATAGTTTCCCCCATGAGACGGCTGTACCATCCGTTGTCGCTAGGAAGAGATTACCGACATCTGTAGTCTTAATATCTTGTCCCGCTGGCAAAGGGCCAGTCCTAACGAATTTCTTGGGACCCATTGAATGCATAGCCCGAGGGCGTAATTTGCAACATAGGTCTTTCCAAGGAGCATCCTCAACGACGTCTTCGAACGCGGAGGCAATCTGCTCAGTCAACGGAGCTGAGTCACCAGCATCATAATCAGGAACGAGCATGATGCTGCCCGGGACGTTTGATCCCGTACGAGTAAAGTATTCAAAATCGAGTCTATTGAATCTATACTGTTCCCAGCCTACTGCTTGCGTAGCCAACCATGGGAAGGTTGCCGCAATACCAGGATTAAGCGCCAAGGTCTGCGCTATGGTAAAAGCAGTGGTACCAGCAATTGATGCGACCAACTCACGATGTATTATCCGTGAGTGGCCCCTAGAAGCCGTGATCTTTGGCTCTGAGGTCTTCTGGCCTGTCGCATATGCTGCCGCTACAGAAACCGGATTCTTCTGGACAAAGGCAGAAACACCTTCGCCGCGAGAACCTTGACGGTTTCGAAATTTGCGTGGTTGGAATGACTGCCGTTGAGCAGGTCCATTCCTAGGAAAGGGTAAATCGACCCTCGCGTTCCTAAGGGAGGAACGACCTCGACCGCCTTGAGCGGGTCCGAGGTTCCTGTTGTTTGTCATTTGACGATTGTTGTTCATTGTATGGGATACGCGATAAACGAACGCGGACTATACATCACTACACACCAATTAACTGCTAACAGTATTGGCTAACCCGTGTAGTCTCTCGACATTTACAATGTGAGAATTTAACTGCCACCCCTCCCTGGGGATGGTTTAGGATTTTAGAATAACAACTTCAAGATACCAATCGCCCTTACTGGATAACCACTATTGGGATTTACAACCTAGCAGGGTTGGATTGATGCCACCGAGCAAAGCGAATTAACGCTCATATTTCACGCCGGATGATGAGTCCAGGGTGACCTACGTCTCTCGTATGTCATGACCACACAGCTTCTTACGCTGATTTAGTACGGAACTATTAAGTTCGAATGGAATGAAACAAGTCAATTAAGACCGTTCCAAGTACCAGTCGCCCCCCTATGATAGAGGACGAGGGCTCCGAAACCGAACACCGTTTTGGGCTATTTAAGTATAGTGACCCCATGGCCAAGTTTATCCTCCTTCCGGGAGTGGTCACCACGAAGGACCGTGGAGAACAACAATTTGGGACGACGATGCTTCATTTATAGTATCATCTCGCCGGGACCAGTTGCAAATCGTGCATAACCGGCCGACAGAAACCTAATAAGTTTCTTCCCCATACATTTCGCCGTTCCTAGACCCCTAAAGATCGGGGTCTCGAAGTCACGCGCTAGCATGCGCTTATACCATGGTTTATTCAGGTAGACTTCGACCTTCGGGACTATATACCCCTCTGGAAGAGGTGGTGGACCTACAAGAGCTAGGCCAGGATAGTCACTTACGAATAAGGTTGCCAATCGTTTCTGCAGAGTAGTAACTCGATACTTGAAACCCATTGGTGGAACAATTCCCATACCCCCAAGATTATAGGGGAGGAAGAGGTTGCGATTATTCTTGCTCTTGACAGAGAAGTCAAGTTCGCTCCTGGACTTATAGTCTACAGTAAAGAGCGTCTCATTATAGATCTCCTTCGCATGAAGCGCAAGGAACCGACTAAGAATGTCGGCTTGACGACCCGGTAGGGTTCCCTCAAGAATGAGATTAAGATTAGCAAGAAGCGTTCCGCCGTCAGAAGAATCGGCCTTTTCGGAACGTTGTACCTTGTGAGCACCAAAGTAAAGACCCGTATTTAGAAACGGTATCTTCCACGGTGTAGAGCCTTTAACCGCTATGTTAAAGTGGAAACTCTCCGAATTTATATTCGCATACACCGGGTGCCAATAGGCTTTCCCCACACTCATTTTGAGCCCAATGCGACCAGAAAGATCTGCATGGCGAGTGTAGTCGGCATTAGAACCGACATAGAGCATATCGTCCCCGTTGATTAAAACGGTAGAAAGACGAGCCTTAGTGGACCATTTGTCCTGCTTTTCAGCCATATTACTAAGGTATACACCCAGGTTTGCTAAACAAAGCACCGGGAAGCTCAATATGGAGCCCATCAACTGACCCGACACCTGGGTCCCCCCATAGTGTCGCAAGTCTGTACCTATGCCCTCAGAATCGGGGTAGTACAGCTCATGTGGACCGAGACAATCAAACGCAAGAGCGCGTGTCTCAGGATCTAAATATTGTGTGATCCAGAACAGTATCCGTGAAGAATACTTCCATGATAGTCCATCAGTAGCAGCTTTATAATCAATCGACAACCAACCAGCATCATCCGCACGATTTTCATCAGTGACGAGATCCATGAGATCAGTTGGAGATAAAGTTCTGCCAATCAGTCGAAAACAAGGCATGCGACGCAACGTTTTGTGCATCGCCTTTTGGAGAGGTCTCAT